GTTTATTTCAAAGACGAATTACCCCGCAAGTTAAAATACAATTGTGCCTATATAATTAATTTAGAGAATAGTGTTGATAAAGACGGAGAGGAAAATGAAGGTACGCACTGGACGGCTTTGCAAGTTGCCAAATACCCAGATGGCAAAATAGAGCCTATCTTTTTCTGCCCGTATGGCGCACCACCGAGTGAAAGCGTAATTAAATTCGTCAAAGATGGATGCGGAAAATACTTGCCATATACCAAGCGGGATATTCAAAGTTTAATGAATAATGCCTGCGGGTGGTTTTGCTGTGCCTTTCTACATTATATTAATGCATACCCACAGCGGACAAAAGACTTGTATCAAGATTGCGAACATTTTCTGGATTTCTTTGACGATTTAAATGTGAGCGTTGATTGGAAAAAGAACGAATTTTTACTCAAACATTTCTTCCAGAGTAGCGACCCTGCATTACGCAAAGCAATTGATGTTATCTCCCCGACGAAACATATTACAGAAGATGAAAAAAATCACTTCAAAGTCCCGATAACTACTCGTATGATATAACCCCGACAGGGTTAAAAGGTTAAAAATTTTCCACTAAATGCAAACTCTGTAAATATCCTATATATTTTTATTTATTTATTTTTTTATTTTATTTTTTCTACTATATTATGATAGTTTCCATTTAAGGATTACCTTTTAACCTTTTAACCTTTTAATGTTTTACGTATGTATCTAACATCCCTGCAGAAGAACCCATCTCACTCATAGTATTATCTATTTGTGATTTTTGTTCTATTGTATGACCGTATTTGTCGGTAAGATATGTATGGCGTAATTGATTGACCCCGACTTTCTTTTCCCCGAATATTTTATTCAACCGTTGATTTAATTTGACGCTGGATAATTTATTCATATTGCTATCAAAGAGCAAATCATTTGTGGGATTAACAGATATCCATTTAGTTAGTATCTTTTTCAAAGCGGGGGGAATGTCTACCACTTGTTGCCCGTAAGTTTTAGCAGTCTTGTATGAGTTGAATACCATTTTGTTTTTATCCAAATAATTGTCTTTGGCTTTATCAACATCCCGAATAGTGAAATCCACATAATCTTTTGAGCGTCGGGGAGGAATGAAAATACCGCCTAAACAAGCGATAATAATAAACGACTGAATAGATTGCAGATCGGCTTGTGTGAGATTTTTCTTTTTATAGAGCAAATCAGCATTAGATTTTAATTCATTAAATATTTCTTTGACTTGATTGGTATTAACCCAACTCTCCTGTTGTTCGGGGGTTTTCACTTGTTTATGGATTTCGGCATTATAAGCCCTGACATCTTCCAACATCAAATCCCTAAATGGTTTTTTATCCGTCACAATAACCAAAGCGGATAATATTGTTTTACGCCTATTAGGAGGCATATCTTTTAGGAATGCAATTATTTTATCGCATTCATCAAACCGCTTAAAATCAACGGGGTGTTCTCCAAACACTTTAGTGAATAAGTTTTTAAGGATACTGGCGTAAGTCGTTATACTGGAGGCCGAAAGAGTTTCTCGGCATTTCTTTATGTGTTCTTTAATATCGTTCATATATTCTAAAGATATATATTAATTTTTAGAATTAAATTCATTAAATTGTTTAGGAGAAAATTAAATATGGGTTTATTATATGAGGTCGTTATCAGCAGATTTAAAATTCGGGCTACAACAAGAGAAAGATAAGATAGAATTAATCAAACAGCATCTATGCAGTAAATACGACGAAGCCGACTTTGCAAATACGAAAGACTTATATCAAGATTATTATTACCCCTATGACTTTGAAGGCATAACCCACAAGACTGCTGTGGAGATGAAGTCCAGACGGAATAAGAAGAACACATACCCGACGACAATCATCCCCGTTGCAAAGGTCTTGACATCTGGTGTGCGACAACTGTTCGTATTTAATTTTACTGACTGCATCGCTTATATTGAACACAACAAGGAAGTATTTGACAAATTCGTAGTGACAGATATAACAACAGACCGTTATGGAGCGAGAGATATACCGAAGCCGCACTTTCATATCCCCGTCGGGTTATTAATAGATATTAGTTAAGGGTTAATACGGAATTATCGGGGAATTATATGATTATTAACGGTAATTATTGAATTACCAACGAAAAATCGTTATATAAGAGTAATTAAAAATTTTTAATAAAGCCTTTATATAGGATTTTCTCTGTATAATACGATTATTTCGCTTAATTAACGAATAACGCCCATTATATAACAGATAAACATTAATAATCAATTAATGTCTATCGCCCTTCCATACCAGTTATTACTTTGTCGCTATATCTTTGATTATAATATATTAATGCATATCTCGTTTTTTTAAATGGCTCTGTCTTGTGTGCCAAATTCGCACCGTTGAATAATATTAATGTATTATGAGTGTCATATAATGTCGGCTTATCATTTTCATCATATACAAATAATCCGCCTCCAGTATAGTCTCCCAAAAAAGTAATCCCACCAACGCCTGCATTACCCCCATCGGTATGTTTCTTCGCTTTCGTATTTCTGTTGAGTGTTATGGCAGTATATTTAAACCCAGTCGGTAGAATTGTATTTCCGTATTCAATAACAAGTTTATATAATTCGGGGTTCTTTTTATTAGCGGAAAATCCACTAACACCCAATTGCCGTCTAAAGCCAATCCCCAGATTAAGGGTTGCTCCATTATATCCAATTACGTCTCCCCTTGATGAAGTGTTGTCTTTTCTTTTTTTTAAAGGGGGCATATATGTATTATCTAATAATATTAATAAACGGTCTTGTAAATCTTTGAGTTTTTCAGTTACATCTATTTTATCCACTATTACTTTAGTGCTTTCATCGTCAAAATTATGCAACTTACCCCCTTTGATCTGTTTATTTAATAATATTTCACCCATCGGGGTTTTACCGTTTCGCCGAGCATTATGTTTTACCAAGTCAGGGTATTTATCAATTAAAATATTGGCATCTTTAATCATAGTATTTATTCTATCGCCTTCGTTTTTTGCAATATCATATTTGAATGCTATTTTATTGAATCTAATTAATCCCCCGTTTTTCAAATACGATTGAATAGTGTATTCGTAATCCCCCTTGATTTTAATATTCGTATCAAAATGGATTTTTTCATTTATAATTCCCATTAATGCTCCAACTATAAATCGTAAATCCGTTGTATATTCTTGTCCTTTCATAAAATATGCATTTGGCGATGGATATAACCCCCATAATTTAAACCCGTTTTCCTCGCATAATTTAAACCCCTCATCAATAATTTTCGCTAAAGTATTCGTTTTGACAAGTTTACCATTTTCCAATTTTAATATGGAACTTATATCGTCATCCAATTTCAATATTTTTTGCCCTATTTTATATTTATTAAACACCCAGTTCATCTGCCCGTTATGACCTTCATCTTTGTTAGTTATTAATATTTTATTATAATATTCTTCGGGTATAACTTTATACATTTCGGCTTGCTCTTTGTTATGAACTACCAAGTAAATGTGCTCCCTTTGAATTTTATTCTCCTTTAACATAGTAAGCGTTTTTTTCAGACACCGCTCTACTCGGTTATATGTAATTACTAAAACAATATAATCCATATATAATATAGTAATATTTAATAAACCTTGCCTGTGCCTTTTAATCCCAATCCCGCTAAACGATTTATTTCCTGTCCCGCTTTACTTCCCAAAGCCGACCCTGCAACCCCGCCTGCAAATCCGCCTAAACCAGCCGAAGCAAGACCCCCCAAAGCAGTCCCTGCAACGCCACCTAACGCTCCAGTCAAAGCGGGGATACCGTAGTGTCCTACTTCTCTGCCGAATTTCTCTGCAGACCCGCCAGGTTCAAATGCTTTCGCTACTCCGTTCTTTTTCGGGTCAAATGCATTTTTCAAATCGTCAATAATTCCTTCGCCCTGCGGGTAGTGATGATGATGATGATGCTGATGAATAGTAATACCGAAGCCCATATCTTTAATTCCTTGACGACCTATCTGCTCTATCGGGGCGTGGTATTGCTCGGGTATTTTAGACCAGACTTTGTCATTTAAATAATCTTTAAGATTACCTCCGTTAATACCGAAGCCTAAATCTTTAACCCCTGAACGGGCAATCTGCTCTATCGGGGCGTGGTATTGCTCGGGGATTTTACTCCAGACTTTGTCGTTCAACGTATACTTTAGATTA